ATTCGTTCAAGCGAACAATTTAACTGCTAATTAATAAAATACTGTGAGCTCCTTGGGGAGCTCACATAATTAGGAGAATAAAAAATGAATCCAACAGACGTAAAACAGACCATTGCGATTAGCTCAACGGATACTCTACAGAAGTATATAGGAACAACAGCTACTGATATTGGATCTGCAAGACTTAAGGCAGTACAGGCGCAAGCAAGTGCGGCTAATGGTAGTGTAAAAATTTATGATGCTACGGACGCAACGACAGCTAGTACTTTGGTATTTGAAGCTAAGTGGGGCATAGAAGCAGATGAAAGTTTTACTTTTTATCTGCCTCAAAATGGAATCAGATGTAAGACTGCTATGCACGCTGTTTTATCTAATTGTGATTTTTTAGTAGTTACATTTGATTAAGGAGGTAGCCAATGGGAAATACTACTTCTGGAACAGTTACTTTTGACAGGACTTTTGCTGTTGATGATATTATTGCAGAAGCTTATGAAAGAATTGGTCTGCAAGGAACGGCAGGTTATCAGTTAAAAACAGCAAGACGATCTTTAAATATTCTTTTTCAAGAATGGGGAAATAGAGGAATTCATTTTTGGGAAGTAGGTGATACCAATATAGATCTTGTTGAAGGTCAGGGAGAGTATATTTTTTACAGGGCCACAGAAGACGGAACCAGTGCTGTTACTTCAGGTGGAACTAGTGGAACTTCTACTTATGGCCTAGCCGATATTTTAGAATGTACCTATAGACAAAATTTTACTGAAACTACTCAATCTGATTCATCTATGTCAAAAGTAGATCGATCTACTTATTCAGCTCTCGCTAATAAATTATCTAAAGGAACTCCTAGTCAATTTTGGGTTCAAAGATTAATTGATAAAACAACAGTTAATATTTATCCAACTCCTGATTCAACAGCAGCTGCTTCTTCAAAAGCTATGCATATTTATTTTGTAAAAAGAATTCAAGACGCAGATGCAACTTATACCGATGCAACAGATATTCCTTATCGTTTTGTTCCGTGTATGTCTGCAGGCTTAGCTTTTTATCTTAGTCAAAAATATAATCCTCAGTTATCAGAACAAATGAAACTCTACTATGAAGATGAATTTGCTAGGGCATTATCAGAAGATGGTTCACCTTCTAGTACTTATATAACCCCTAAAGCTTACTTTCCGAGTGTATAATGGCAAGATTCGCATCAGGTAAATACGCAATAGCAATTTCAGATAGAAGTGGACAACAGTTTCCTTATAATGAAATGATTAGAGAATGGACTGGAGCGTTGGTACATACTTCAGAATATGAACCTAAAGCACCTCAAGTAAGTCCAAGACCCATTATTGAAGATCCTCAAGGATTACAAAGAGTTAGACCAGGCCGTACTGAACCTGCTGTTACACAACTTTTACCAGATAATCCTTTTACTACTTATGCATCAGGTTCTTCTTATATAAATGTTTATGCACCTAGTCATGGTTTAACGGATTCTAGTACTTACCGATTTCGAGGTTCACCGACCGTGTCCAGTGGTGCAGCAGGTTATGCTGATCCATTAACCTTTGATGGAATTACAGGTGCTAAAATTGCTTTAGCAGCTGGCTATACTATTCGAACAGGTAAATGGGTTAGTGGAGCTAGAGATACAGATTTTACTACTGATTGGTTTTATTTTGTTGTAAATACTGATACAGCTACAGTAGGAGGAGTAGAAGGAGGAGGTTATCCAGTGTCCGTTGGACCGGTAACCATATCACCATAATGGCAGGATTTACTTACGCAACATTAACTACAGCAATTGGAAATTATACGGAAGTTGGTACTACGGTACTCTCAAGCACTATTACTGATCAATTTATAGAAAATGCAGAATTTAGAATGCTGCGTGATGTTCCCATCGATGCGGATCGAAAACAACAATCAGGAAATTTAGTGACAGGACAACAAACGATTAACTGTCCGGCAGGATGTTTATTTACTCGTGGAATACAGGTTTATACATCAACCTCGGTTATTACAGGAGCTAATGTTTGGCTTGAAAAAAAAGATCAAACCTTTTTAAATGAATATATATCTGCAAATACTAGTACAGGAACCCCTAAATATTATGCTCAATTTGGAGGAGCCACAGGAACAAAACTGACAGAAACAGGACACTATATGATTGCTCCTGTGCCTAATTCCACTTATATGTTTCAGGTTCATTTTAATGCTAAACCAACCGCTTTAAGCTCTAGTAATACAACGACTTGGATGAGTCAGAATTTTCCAAATGGCTTTTTATATGCCTGTTTGGTAGAAGCCTATGGCTTCTTAAAAGGCCCAATGGACATGTTGAACTTATACGAAGGAAAATACAAACAAGCAATAGAAAAATTTGCTGCAGAGCAAATTGGTAGACGTAGAAGAGATGATTATACGGATGGTACAGTTCGTATACCCATTCAATCACCAACACCTTAAATAGGAGTTTATTATGGCAGCTACATCTTATAGTAATGTTTCAACGGGTTCGATTACATCTTATAGTAGTGTTTCAACGGGTTCGATTACCTCGTATTCGGATGTTGCAACAGGATCAAATACAAGCTATACTGATGTAACGTCTTAAATTTAGGAGAATTATGGCATCGACATATAATTATTTAGGCATCGAAAAAATGGCTACCGGCGAAAACGCTGGAACCTGGGGTACCAAGACAAATACAAATTTAGACATTATTCAACAAGCCGCATCAGGCTATCATTCACAAACGATTGCGGGTGGTGCTCAAACCACAGCTTTATTAATGACGGATGGAGATTCTACATCTGTAGCTGATGCATTAACGAATGCTGCTCGTAATATGGTTATTGAATTAACCGGAGCTATTACAGGAAATCAAGTTGTAACTTTTCCTACTGCTACAGAAGGATTAAAAGTTGTTTTTAATAACACAAGTGGAGGCTATACTGTTCAATTAACAGGAGCATCAGACTCCGGATCAGGAACTACTTTTACTACAACAGATAAAACTAAAAAACTGGTCTACATGAGTGGAACAGATCTGGTTGAAGTTAGTCTTGAAGGAGTCGTTACAGCAAGTTCAACAACTACATTCACTAATAAAACTTTAACTGCTCCAAAATTTGCAGATGGTGGATTTATTGCTGATGCGAATGGGAATGAATCCTTAGTTTTTGGCACTACAACTTCTGCTGTTAATGAAGTTAAAATTACTAATTCAGCAACAGGAACCGCTGGACCAATCATTGCCTCTCAAGGTGAATCAAATTCTAATCTTCAATTAAGACCTTCAGGAACAGGGATGATTACGACAGGTACAGCTGCCGCACATGCAACGATCAGCTCGAACGGAGCTTATAATTTAATTTTAAACACCAATGAAGGAACCAATGCAGGAAATATTACACTTACCGATGCTGCTAATGGTGCGATCACTTTAACTCCAAATGGCACTGGAGTTGTAGATGTTGCAGGTTCAATGAATCCTTCTATATCTTCTACCGGAAAAGCTATGGTATTAGGGTTTTAAATATGATAAGTAATTTTAAATTAATAGGAGGAAAACATGGCAAGTGAAGCAATGAAAGTAAAGCTAGTAGCAGGAATTACAAATTCTGAAAATGATTTGCTAACAGTAACATCGGGGCACACTTATACGATACTTAATATATCTATTTGTGAAACTGCAGGGGCCGACGAAACTTTTGATTTATATATAAGAGATGATGCGGGCGCCAATGACTATGAAATTTATTCTGATCAAGCTCTAGCTGCTAATGCAACTTTTGAACACACTACTAGGATTGTGCTTGAAGCAGCTGATGTACTTTCGGCTCAAACAGCTAGTTCAGCAAATGTTGACTGTGTTATCAGTTATTTAGATCAAACATTATAGAATTATTTATGAGTGGAATCATAGGTGATAACGTATATAGAGCCTCGGGAGTTATCGCTGCGGCAGCTGGTGGAATATCTTGGCAAGCCGTAGAAACGGCTTCAACTCTGACTGCTGTTGCTGGAAATGGTTATCCAATAGATACGACATCAAATGCTTGTACAATTACTTTACCAGCTTCAGCTAGTGATGGTGACCAAATAATATTTACAGATTATGCAAGAAACTGGGGAACTAATGGTATTATTTTAGATTCAAATGGTTTGAACTATCAAGGTCAAGATGACAGTTATGACGTAGAATACGGAACAGATGGTCAAACTGTTCGTATAGTTTATTCTGGAGCAACTAATGGCTGGATACCCACTCTTGATGACGCTGTTACCGATGCACCTTCTAAAGGAAACGCT